AGAACATAAAATTACTAGAGATAAACAAAAGTTACAGAATTATATGAAAAAATATGAATTCATTATGGGAATACCATATAATATTGATTATTTAATTAATAAAGTAGTTGATAATGCGATAAAAGATGCTCTACAAATTTTAGAAAATCGGAAGTATGATAAAACAAATAAATTTTTCAATGATAATGAAGAACAAGAAAGTCTAGTAATTTATACAACAATACAAGAATTACTGAATGAATGTAAAAATGCTAGAACACAAATCAAAAAATTTACAATAGCTACTTCTATTATGTGTGTAATTTCAAATTCTCCTGTATTTGTAAATAGTAACAAAAAATTTAAAAAAACAGTTTTACTTAAAATGGATGAACTTATTTCATCAATTAATACTTTCAGTGGTGACAAAACTGAATATTATAATTATACTGAAAAAATAAGAAATTTTTAAATATTATATGAAACTGGACTGGAAATATTGATAATTTATTTATAAAGTTTATAAATATATGGATGACCTTCTACACCTGTTCTTGTACTACATTTTCTACATAAAACATCATGTGTAGAACCATTTCTACGCATAGTATAAATACAACTTTCGCATTTATATAATTGACAAAAATTACATTGATATGTGTATAAAAAATCAGCACAACCAAATAATTTACATTCTCTACATTGGACAACAAAACTACTATAACAATCGTGACAATGAACATGGTTATCACAAGGTGTTTTATCATAGAAAATTGAATTATGGAAAACATCATTTATCCTGTCTATACACATTTTACTACATGAATAACAAGTATCTTTATAACATTTTCGACATTGGTCTCCATGAGATTTACAAAAATATCTAGAACAAAATTTACATAAACTCATACATGAATCTAATGGGCAACCGGATATATCACATTTGGTATGCTTTTCTTTATAGCATGAATAACAATTTAAATCGCAAGCAAATTTATCACAATTTTTTAAATTTTTAGAACATTGTTTACAAACTTTTTTTCCACATTCTTTACATGTGGAATATTTTGGATTTTTGTGTAAATAACAATGTATAATTTTACAAGATAATTGTGATATATTCAAATTTTTGAATAAAATTTGTTCCATTTATATTATATAATATAATATAATTAGTAATTAATTAAAATTGAAACATAAATTAGTAAAACAAAACAAAACATAATACTATTTAATATGAACAATTTATTTAACTTACAAGAACAATATTTTTTTTATAAAAAATATCATTTAAATACAACTAATGTATTAATACATATTGGTTGTATTCCAATGATTATGTGGTCAATTTGTATTTTTTTGACACATTTTAGTAGTAATATTTTTTTTAATCCTACATTTTTGATAGTTAATTTATATTCTTGGTATTATAAAATATTAGATGAAAATTTAGGAACAATATTACAAATATTACTTTATATGTCATGGATTTCGTCATATTTTTTTTATTGGTATGTATCTAATTCATTAGTATATGCTATGTTATTACACGTAGGTGCGTGGATTGCCCAATTTATAGGTCATTATTATTTTGAAAAAAATCGTCCTGCTTTTACTGATAGTTTAGTCCAATCATTTTTAATTGCTCCAATGTTTGTTTTGATTGATATTCAATATTTGATTCAACGAAGAATGTCTAATTAAAAACGATTTTTTATAATCTTAAGTAAATACATCTAACAATGCAAAATCTTGAATCATTTGAACCATCATTATTTAATTTAATTGGAGAATATTCTGAAAATAAATTTTATTTATCGGAAAAATGTAATATATGTAAAGTTAAATATAAATGTCATAGATGTAATAGATTTCTGAATTCTGATTTATCAACTATTTTTAAATTATTACCTTCAAATTATAGTGATTATATTGAATATGTTACAAGAATACATTCATTAACAACTGTACTTAGTGCTCGTCATGGTTTAGACTTAAAATACATAAATTTATGTAATACTTGTACAATGTTTGCTATTTCGAAGAGTGGTTATTTAGCTACTGGTTATTTAGGTAGAAAAAAATCTCGAAGATATAAAGAAAAACTTAAAAATAAAGAACCATTAAATTCGCAAATTGTTGATAAATTATTTAATAAATGTATAAAATATGGATTATGGCCATTAAATAATAATGATATTGATAGTAATCAGAAGAGAAAAATTTTAAAGTTTATTAATAAAAGGATTGATTTAAATACGATTAATATGAAAGATATTATTAAATATAAAAATGAATCATTGTATAATTTGGCAACATTATTTCAAATATCGGAAGAAATTGATAATACTTTTAGTGATATTAGACATTATTTTTAATTAAATAGAAATATAATATTTTATTATACGGACTGGATAATAAAATATTATATCATTAGAAATTTATTCCACCAATATGGTAATTCATAATAAGTATATTTTTGTGCTTCATCTTTATTTTTTAAAATTTTGATTGATGTTTTATTATAAAGAAAACATTTACCGTTTCTCAAAAATTTCGGACTTTTTACTAAGCATGCATCCCAATTACTTTTATATGGACCATAATGACGAAATCCGTATATCATATCACAATGTGTACTAAATATATATTTAGCTATTACTTGATATATATCATTTTGTAATTCTTTTGGAATATACATACTTCCAGCCATCATGGATACTACATCATTATATTCTTTTGAATTATAAAATGAAGTATTTCCATTTGTAATTTGATATTCGTGATTTTTGTATTCAATTTTACAAAAATCACAATAATCCATTCGTCTTATAATTCCAAAGAGTGAGAATTCTACTGAATACATTTTACTATAATTATTTTATTAAATAGTAAATTTTTCAATTTTAATTACTCCAGGGACCAATGGAAAACCATTTCCCTTCTTCTTTGCCTTCATTTTCTACAATTTCTTGTACTGCTTCTTCTACTGCTTCTTCTATTATTGGAGCAGATTCATTTATTACTTCTTCTACTACTGGAGCAATAGATTCTGGAACAACTTCTTCAATAATTTCATCTACAGTTTCTAATACTTCTGGAGCAATATTTTCAATTTTTTGATCAACAACTTGTTCAATAATTTCATCAGCAACTTCTTGTAAAACTGGAGAAACTTCTTCTACAACTTCTTCTACAACTTCTTCTACTTTATTTACAAGATTATCAGATACATCCCACAATATGTTACCATCGGTAAATTCTTGTTCGCCAATTATTGATTCAATTTCATCAATAATATTTTGTGGTTGAGTATGAGATATTTCTTCTGATAAAAAGTCTTGTAGATCTTCACATTCTTCTTTATAATGAAGATGTAAACCATATAAGGTTGCTATTCCAAGAAAAATACAAAATGTATTTGTTAATCCAATTGTATTTACTAATATATTTATTAATACAACTGGGATGGAAAAATTAACTAATTTAGATAATAACATTATTTTTACATATAGATATATTTAAATATTTAAGTAGTTTTATATATAATTATTTAAGTAGTTTTATATATAAATGAAACCATTAAATAAAGATATTATAACAATAATAAAAAAATATTTACAATGTGATGGGAAAGATTGTAATAAAGTTGCTAAATATAAATTAGAATGGTGGTATAGAGATAATTATGAAGGTGTATATTGTAAATTCTGTTGTAAGAGAATTGTATCAGAAAGAAGACATTGTGGTGGAAGTGGTCCAGGTTTATCTTCGTTTTTTTATGATTATGACCAATATGGGAGGTATAAATATATAAAAACATAGCAATATAGTATGAAAAAATTAAATAATGATATTATATCAATATTAAAAGCATATTTAAAATGTAATGAAGTTTCATGTAATAATTATGGAATTCGCCGACTTCATTATAATGGCACATATTGTGAGAAATGTTATAAAAAGATACTTGATTCTTATTATAAAACAGAATGGGATAGTGAAATTTGTGGTGGAGGCGGCGAAATGTTTTTAAGTTAAATAATGTATAGTAGGAATATATATAAAATGTCGAAATTAAATAATGATATAATATCAATATTAAAAGCATATTTAAAATGTGATGAAATTTCGTGTAATAATTATGGAATAAACCGTATTAATTATGATGGAATATACTGTTCTGAATGTTATCAGAAAATATTGGATAAGTATTGTAATTCGGTATCAAACAATTCTAAATCGAATATGATTTGGGGATATAAAATTGGTGGTATTGGATGTAATGAAAATGATATTGTATTTCTTATGTAAAAGAATAAAAAAAAAATAAAATTGAAAAGAGATATTTAGTCAATATAAATAAAAAAAATGGAAATCGAACAAAAACAACAAGACGCGGAATTAAATACAAAATGGAATTTGAAAGAAAAATTACAATTAAATTTACATAATTATTTAATTGTAATCTTTCAAATTGTATCTATTATTTTATATAGTATTTTTACACAATATGGTGTAGAAGCTGTTGGAGATACTGGCTCTGATACATCAAGTAATACTATTAATACATATTACCCAATGTTTCAAGATGTTCATGTAATGATATTTATTGGATTTGGATTTTTAATGACATTTTTAAGAAAGTATTCATTTTCAAGTGTAGGAATGAACTTTTTAATTGCGGCAATTACGATTCAATATTCTATTCTGATTAATGGATTTTTTCATTGTTTATTTAAAAATCATTGGGAAATATTGACTCTTGATATTACTTCATTAATTACAGGTGATTTTGCTGCAGGTGCTGTATTGATTACTTTTGGGGCTCTTTTGGGTAAAATTTCAGTTGAACAACTTTTAATTTTAGTTCCACTTGAATTAATTTTTTATTCAATTAATGAATCATTAGGTGTAGAAGTATTTAAAGCAGTTGATATGGGGGGTAGTATGTATGTTCATACATTTGGGGCATATTTTGGATTGGCGGTATCTTATATGATTGTTAATAAAGATAAACTTGAACGAGCTGATTTTAGATCATCTAAAACATCAGATTTATTGGCAATGGTTGGGACAATTTTTCTATGGTTATATTGGCCTAGTTTTAATGGTGTTTTAGCTTCTGGGAATTCTCAACATAGAGTTGTTATTAATACAGTATTAGCATTAACTAATAGTTGTATTAGTGCTTTCTTTATGTCTCGTCTATTAAGGCCTCATAATAAATTTAGTATGGAGGATATTCAAAATGCTACTCTAGCTGGCGGTGTAGCTGTTGGTTCATCAGCTGATTTAGTTATTGGGCCATATGCTTCATTAATTATTGGAGCTGTTGCTGGTTCATTATCTGTTATTGGATATACGTATATTCAACCATATTTACAAAAGAAGTTTAAATTACATGATACTTGTGGTGTTCATAATTTACATGGGATGCCTGGAATTCTTGGTGGAATTTCTGGTTGGATTTCTGCCTCAGTTGTATCTGACAGTGTATATGGAGATAGTATTACTGATGTTTTTCCAGGAAGAGATGATAGAACTGCTGGACAACAAGGAGGATTTCAATTATTAGCCTTAATTGTAACATTAGTAATTTCAATGGGTGGCGGTGCTTTAACTGGAAAGATTATTAATCAAGCACGACCTGAAAAAGAGAGAGAATATGTAGATGATGATGAAGATTGGGGTGAAGAGCCTTAATAAAATATTTCCAGTCCGTAATTATAAAACAAATATTTAAATTTTTTATTAAAATATATAATAATATATTTTAATATATTTTAATAAAAAATAGGAAAATTTTGTCTTGCATCTTTTCTACTTTTTCCTGTTCCTGTAGGCGATAACAGGCAAAAATCTGCCAATGGTGTAGATTCAATTTCTTGATAATATGCTTCCCATTTTTGTGCCATAGTTGTATCATGACCAGTTTCAATTGTCAAATTACGAAGATGTTTAATAGTTTCACTTCGATTCAATTTCTTATTGTCAATAATTTCTTTTTCCCGTTCTTTAATAAGAACTTGTTTTTTTACAGCCTGCATAAATGTTTGAATTTTACATGTCTTACGACAATATTGACATTTTAATGGATGGGTTTGCGAATTATTTGTCCAGGGACAAAACTCACATCTCCAAGAATGGTCTTTAACAAATCCATTTCGTGCGATTTTCCATAAATCTTTTGATGATCGTTTAGTTTGAATTGTAGTCATTTTCAATTATTTTCAATTATTTTCAATTATTTTCAATTATTATTAATTATCTATTTTAAAAGTCGATTTTAATTATATAAAAGTTATCGTTTTTTTTTAATTAAAATTAAATAAAGGAAAAAAAAAAATTAAAATCGAT